GGGTGAAAAGCAGCTCCATGCTATCGGCGTTCAAGTCGTAGCTAATATTGGTTACTACGCTATCAGGAGATTCGCCATTGGCGATGAGGTAGTTCTTGTAGCTTTCGAAGGGGTGGACATTACCCGAACCCTTACCAAACAAGGACTTAGCGGGGATGTTAAACTGGTAGATTTCACCACTAGGATCACCAGCCACCAGCACAGCAATACGGCGCTGGAAGCGGCAAGCGCGACCCTTACCATTAGTGCCAGAACCGTTGATGTTCATCGGACAATCCGCGCAATTTGCACCTTGCTTGTTGGATGCAGCAGCTTCTGGCTTATCACCGAGGTTGGACCAACAATCAGGTAGGGTTGGCTTCGCATCGGGGTCATATGCGCCCTTGTAGAATACGCGGGAAACCTTTGGAAGCGCCGCAATAATAATGACATTAATCTCGCCACGAAGTGCATTACCAATCTGTTCACCATTGATGATGCGCTTGAAGGTTCCGTTAGTATTAGTCTGGATGCGGCGGGTAGTACCGCCACCAGTAGCCAGAGACTTAGCAAGATCAGATAGCTCACGCTTGCCAGTGGTTGCTACGTTAGCTTCTTTAAAGATGGATAGGTTAGACATTAGGTATATCCCTATTTAGCGGTTGGTTTACGAACTTGGATTACGAACTTCTTGTCAGCTTGAAGACCCATCGGGAAATCCTCAGGATTCTCTTCCAAAAACTGCTTCATGTTGCCGTTATGGATACGCTGCTCCAGCAGGAAGGGGACCTCATGCGCTAGAATAAACCTATGCATGGACTCCCAGTCGCTAGTCCAATACCTAGAAGATACTCGACGGGAAACTGTACCTGCTGCAGTCTTGATGCTATCAGCGTTCTGCTCATTACATAGTTCAAGCAGCTTCGCACTGACTGCATCAAAATCTTCTTTAAGAGCGGCTAGTTCAGCCTCGTGCTCTTCTTCCTTAGCCTTGATAGCGGTACGCATCTTTATATAAACGGCTACCAACGCATCAACGGTAATTTCTTCAGACATGATTTGCTCCTTCACCAGTCCTGTCTAATTCTAACATTAGACATAGTCAAGGGGCTATAGTTATCTCACGGCGGTAAAGATCAATAATCTTTTCGTGGTTGGTGATGTTACCTTGCAGCATCTTGTAGAGGCGGGCTTCCACCTCACTGCCTTGGATATGCACGATGGTCATAGGGTTATGCTGGCCCGGTCGGTTGATCCGCGCATTGGCCTGTAGGTACGTCTCTACTGACGTAACAGGTGCGTACCAGATTATGGTATTAGCTGCCGTTAATGTCAGTCCGTGCGATGCAGCCTGTGGCTGGATGATCAGCACATGCGGGTCAGGCTTGTTCTGAAATGTATCAACAATCTCGCTACGCTTATTGACGGACACCTTGCCATTGATGACCGCGCAACTGATGCCGTGCTTTTCCAGTGCTACCCGCAGCAGCTCAATCGTATGAGTGAACGGGACAAAGACCAGTACCTTGTGCGTAGATTCTTCAATGACTTCAAGGATGGCGTTGAGTCGATTACTAACGTCAAACTCTACGACTTCTCCAGTATCCGTATAGACAGCACCACCACTAATCTGGAGCAACTTGTTCATGTTAGTGGCGGCATTGACTGCCGTGACTTCTTCCCCCGCAGCTTCAAACGCCATCTGGTTCTTGAGCTTCTTGTAGTAAGCCGCTTGCATGGCGGTCAAGGGTGCATCACGTTCTACGTGCGTAACAGGAGGTAGGTCTAGACATTGATCTTTCTCAAACCTAATCGCAGGTTGGAGCATCTTATGCACTATCCCCTGTGCCTGTGGCCTAGGGGACCATTTAAATTGCGTGACCTTGTACATGACCTGATCACGGAACTGCCCAAAATACTTAGGCGTACCTTCAGGATTAACCAACTTGGCTAGGCCATACGCATCTACGGGGGACTGCGCTGCTGGCGTACCAGTAAGCATCCACAACCATTTAATGTCCTTGACTACGTCGCGGAACATCTTCCACCGGGCAGTGCTTGGGTTCTTATAGACGTTAGCTTCATCCACCACGATCAGGTCAAAGCCACCTGCCATGATCTCATCCTTGACAACACCAATGCCATCGAAGTTAATGATGACAAAGTCTGAACCAGCCTTAAGGATTTTCTTACGGGTTTCAGGCGTACCGTGGGCCACGCTGCAACTGCGGTGCATAGCGAACTTGAATAGGTCTTGCTGCCATGCAGACTTCATGATGGACAGGGGGCATAGCACTAGGACGCGCTTAACCTTACCGATCTTCATGAGGTAGTCAGCAGCCCAGATAACTGATGCCGTCTTACCTGTACCCTGCTCATTAAAACAGAAGGCCTTGGGGTTAAGGGTCAGGAAGCCAGCGGTTTCCTTTTGGTGGGCGAAGGGTTTGTACTTACCAGTCCACTGGTAGTCACGGTTAATGGGGGACGGTGCATTGGCACCTAACTTTGTTAGCTCTTGGGCTTCGCTAAGGCCCCAATGAACAGCTACTTCGTATTCATCACCATTTGAAGATACAACTTTGCTCTTCTGTATGCGGTCAGTGATGAGGTTAGGCTGCTTAGTTTGTATGAGCAGCGCTTTATTCTCATGGATTTGCATTATTTCACCGAATGATCTTTGTTTCTCGCGTAGGAACGATTTGCATGTTTGCTTAGTACACGTAGGTTACTCGTCTTATTACTGCCGCCCTTAGATAGCGGTTTGATATGGTCAATATCTTTGCCATCACCCTTATGGACCTTGCCAGCCTTGAGTGCTGCATTTCTTGCAGCATTGCGTTCAGCACGATTCTTTTTCTGCTCTGCTGTACCTTGGTACTGAGCATACTCTTTCTTGTAAGGGCGCGGCTTATTTACGTAGGCCATGATTACCTCCTAGGGCGATGATGTTCGCAAGATACCACGGGACACCAGCCACATAAAGGACCGCTCTTTGCGTTCCATGTTCCAGATTCTTGAGCAGTCATAAGACCCTCAAGCTCTGAATCAAATACGCCTAAATATTCTTCCATATTTTCCGCAGCATGTTCACGTCGGATAAACTCGTTGCTCACAACATATGCTAGCGCAGACTTGATGCGTTTTACTTGTGGGTAATGGAGGAAGACCGCACCAGCTAGCAAATCCAACTGCTTGGTGTCTGCATACTTCGCGTTCTTCCCCGTCTTGTAATCCACTACAAAAGCCTTGTTACCATTGATGATAACTAGGTCGGCAATACCCCGCCACCACACCTCGGTATCAAAGAAGCCACAAGGCTCATAGCCTGTTGCTGTCTTGCGGATACCTAGTTTGATCTCAGCATGTTTCTTACCTTCGATCTTTTCAAACGCCTCCACGATGGGAGCCATGAACTTAAACTTAGGTGGGATGGGGGTACCGAACTTGACGTATAACTCAGCAGCAGTATGGGCTTCGGTTCCGTAGTCCGCAGCAGGACCTGCCTCGTCCTTAACGTCCTTGACGACTTTCAAATGGTAGTACTTCTTAGGGCACTGATCAAAAGTCTTGATGCTGCTGTAGGACCACGTAACCATTTTGCTGCCTATTTTTTGGTGATTTCGATTAGCTTGCTCAGATAATGGTTGGCTTTTTGTAGGTCTTCCAAGCCACCCTTATCTTGGTATCGTGACACATATTTTATAACATTACCACGTAAGAAGCCAGAAAACTCTTCCTTGCTCATCCACGATTCCATCGCGTCCCAAGGCTGGACAGTCTTAGATGAGTAGTGGTCGCCGCCTACTTGGATATCCCTAGGGTTAGGTTCAGGAGAGCGTAAAACTGAGGGCCAATAGGTCTTTGTCGCAATCTTCTGGTACGTATACGTATTAGGAAGACTACAACCAAACTTTGCTGCTACTTCTTTTTTATCTGCGTCTGGATATTTTTGGAAGTATTCAATAACTTTGGACCGGATACTCATTTCAGATTGCCTCCTGCTTTAAGGATGTCTCCGCCGTACACGTATGTGCCGACGTGCTCCAGTTTGATAAAGGGGTGGGCGTAAATTTTCCCACCATGCTTCCGCCATAGCTCGCAGAAGTGATAATCTTCTGATAGGAGAGCACCGCTATTGTCAATGCTCGTAGCAAAGAACTCATGGGTTAACGGCTTAACATAAACCCCGTTTTCATCTTGGAATGACGACACCCGGTAGGTAGGGACATGCGGCATAAGGTTCTCAAACACGCTCCGCTTGATGAGCATGAAGCCTGTACCGCCATGGCGGACTTCGATCATACCTGTTTCATCGGTCTCGGCATGTTTATCGCCAATCATATTCATGACGAACGAACCGCCATAATCCTGTAAGTTCTCCTTGCCTAGCTTGGCTGCCTTAGCCACAGCTGCCCAATCAACTTCCTTCTTGGGGTAGATGCCTACTGCTATGTCCTTATCCCCAAGCAGTAGTTCTGCGACACCCATGGAATCAAAGCTAATGTCTGCATCGATAAACATTAGGTAATCAAAACCTTTCTCTAGAAAGATTCGGGTCAACTCGTTTCTGGCGCGGGTGATCAGGCTTTCATTAGTCATCTGAACCCAGAAGACTTTGACCCCTAGCTCCGATAGCTTACTCATTGTTTGCAACAGGC